CCAAAACCTTTATGAGCTATTAACTAGCTGCTGCGTATTTCCATCCGTGTACTGTGTGAGCGTTCTCAATTAACTCGGCAAAACCGATTCTTTGTGAAGCAACTAGTACTCTTCTTTGTTGTGCTACTTCGTAGTCTGACTCAATTGTCACACCTCTAAGTCTTGGCATTACATAGTTTCTAGGATATACTGCTACAGCTGCTGGCTTAGTAGCAGCTTTTCCTGGGAACTCATCACATAATAGTACTCTTGTACCGAATACTTGTCCGATTTCTCCAGATAGCTTAGTTGCCATGTCGCCAACTAGGTTAGCATCTTGGAACTCTGCATCTTCAAGTAGGTTATAGTAACCTTCTTGTGAAACAATGTATACAACTTCTGATGGGTTAACACCATATTTACCCATATTCTTTCTTAGACCAAGTAAGTCTGCTGCAGTTAATTTATCACCAGCTGCATAGATTCCACCTGAACCTCCACCAACGTCAGTAGTGAAGAAAGAACCATTGTCAGCATGCTCAATCAAGCCTTCAAATGCTGCACCTGAAGTACCGAAAGCACCGTCAGAGTGGTTACCTAATAGTAACGCATTTTCCATAGCTCTTGCATGAGACCTTACCATTGACTCTCTAATTAAAGGAAGGATTGGTAAGATTGCATCTTCTTCAGTCTCATTACCTAAGTATGATTGTGAAATAAGTTTTTTGGTTGACAATGTAACTTCTGTTAAGTCAACACCTGCACCATTAGCTGGGTCATAAGCGTCGCCTCTTGGGTCTAAGTTACCTTTTGGAGCACCACCTGAAGCAGTTTGGTTAGCTGTAAATTCAGCGTAACCTGCATCTGGTAATACTGGGATAATCATGTTTGCAGAGTTCATAGCAATTTCTCTAAATAGAGGTGCTAAAACTAGCTCATTTTGAATATCTCTTTCGATGTTTGTTGAAACTAGTTGCTCAAAATCAGCTGATGATACTTCAACACCTGCTTGAGTATTAACTTTTTCCATTACACCTTTAGCATAGTCATTGTCCCAACCTTTACCAGTAGCTAAACCAGCAAATTTTGCATCAATAACGTCTTGCTCGAAGTCTTTTTTCCAGTCGCCAGAACCATTTCTGTTAGCAAATACTCTTTTAGACTCACGAATACTCATGATTTCTTCTGATTTCTCAGCGAGTTGCTTTTCTAATGAATCGACTACTGATTTTAAGTCTTCTTGTTTTTCGTTAACTCTAGTTTCTAGGTCGTTCATTAGCCTTTCAGCTCCTGTCAAACCAGCTTCCACTATAGTTTTTGTTTCAATTTCCTTTGCTTCTTGAGCAGCTTTTGCTTCAGCTTCTACTTGAGCTTGCTTTTCAGCCTGCTCTTGTACTTGCTTTTCTTCTGCTGCTTTAGCTTCGGCTTGTTTCATAGCGATTTTAGCTGCAGTGTCCTCTGCAACTTTCTTCGCAAATGCTTCCAAGTCGATTGAAGTTTCAGGAGATTTCTTTTCTTCTGACATATCAGTCTCCATTGATGAGGATTTCTCCTCGCTTGGCTGCTCAATTTTAACAGCGTCTGCTGCTGCGGTTGAGTTAGCCTGTAATATTTCTTTTTGGTAACTTCTGTATTCTTCCATAGAATCAAAAGACTTTGCTAATCCAAAGGTTGCCCCTTGGTTGCAAGGTACTGATACTACAGAAACTTCGAAAAGCTCCGCGTCTTTAATTTTGTATCCATCGGTATCAGTCATATATTCAGAGTCTTTGCATCTGAAACCTACTGAAAATGCTCCGAGAACACCATCTTTCACTAAATGAGTAATGTCACCTGCTGCTTTGGATATCTTTGCAGTGATATCTAAGCCTTTGTCAGTGACTTCTAAACCTGTTGCTCTACCGATAGGCTTATTATAGTCATGGTTAAAAAGAATGATTGGATTACTCTTAAAGTTTTCTAATCCGCCTTTTGTCCATGCTTCTGTTTCGATAATATCGCCAGCTCTATCTAGTGCATTTGTACTTGCAGAACCTTTAATGTTTATTCCACCATCTTCAGTTTCGCCTAAAGTTTTAAAAGTACTCGTCCAGTGATAAATTTTATTACTTGACATCTTTATCTTCCTTTTTCACAGCTTTCTTAGGTGCTGGTTTTTTAACTTCCTTTACCTCTTCAACTACTGCTACTTGGACAGGATGTCTTTTCTTCATAGCAGATAATACTCTGTTCCATGAACCAAATGCTCTTCTGAGCAAATAGTCTTTGACAGGTACATCATTACCATGTGACTTGTATTCAGACAAATCCATTTTTTCTACGCCTTTGTCGGCATGAAAATCGGATAAAGCCTTTATCATCATGTCTTTTGTCATTATTCTTCCTCACTTGGCGGGGCTTCTTGTGGCCTGCCGCCTTCTTCGGGGTTTGTGGCTGAACCTGCG